TTGAATTAAGAAATAATTATACAGACGATGAGATATATGAAGAAATGCAAAATTATGAAATAGGAAAATTAGACATAAATCGCATATATAGATACTTAGATAAATACACTAAAAATGATTGCGAAGTAGACCAAGTAGAGGGGAAAGAAATAGAGCCAGATGATGATGAATAAAGTATTTCAATGTTTTTAGGCCATATGGTTTATGTTTTTTTTGATTTATGACGTGAATTTTTAACTGTACCAATTCCACCAGCAGCTAAACTATGTGGTTTATAATATACCATCGCATTATCAGTATATAAACTTCTTCCCATATAATCTGGAGGAGGTGGTGGAACATAAAACGCTGGCGGAACAAAGTCAGATGGATACACATTATGAATACTGACTGTATGACCTAAATACCCATCATATGATGGCGCGTTAAACATTAATACTGTTTCAGGACCAATAGGTCTTAATTCTGTTGGAACAGGAAAATTGCTAGTATAATATCCAATTCCCTTTGTCCACGTAAATCCATATAAATAACCACCGAATGCAGCATCATCTGTTTGATCGTATGATTCGTTTCCTATGCCCAAGTTATAGGTGCTTGACAAATCATTATTATCAACTAATGAATATTTCATAATTCCATTCATAAATACGCGTGTAATTCCTGAGTTACGACTTATTGCAAAATGTATCCATTTATTTCGATGACCTCCATTTTCTGGCAAGTTAATTGTAAAATTAGGTGCACAAATAGGTGTCCAATATACAAATACATTCGCTATTGTAGATGCACCAGTTATTATATTTCCCAATAAAAAATAACCTATTTCATATATACGTGGGGTTGGATTATTATCAGTTTCATATTGAAACCATTCAATTGTATAATCACTTGTTCCCAGATTGATCCCATCTGCATTTGGAACCAACAGATATGAATTGCGTGTACCTTCAAATTTAAGTGATTGTGGCATATAACCTATTATAAATAGAGAGATTTATAATAGATTTTATTCAATGAATCATAACCATGTTTTCTATTCAATTATAATAATTTATATTTTATATTTTATATTTTATAATTCGCCATTAATTTCCTTTAACAATAATTCTTCTTTGCTAAGAGATTTTTCGGTCGTATTTGTTTTTTCAACAACATTTAATAGCAATCCTTGTGTATCACTAAATCCATTATAATTTGCCTCAAGCCCAACCGCCTCATTTATTTCTGGATAAGCAAATAAACTATTATTTGATTGTGGTGTAGCTGAAATATTTATCTCAGTCGCCGAATAAGTAGATGTGGGTTTGTTTGGCTCAGTTGATGAATATATAGAGGAATTTACATTTGATGATTTTAAAGTCTTAATTGTTTTTTCATGTTCCGCAACTTTTGTTTTAAGTGCTTCAATAAATTTATTATTAACTTCAACTTGAGCATTTAATCTAACTATTTCTTCTCGATGTCCCTGTAATAACCCAATAACTTCTTCTGTAGACAATTGTCTTGCTTCTTTTCCTGGTTCAGCAATTACCACGCCACTTAGTTGTGCATTGCGTTTTTGAAATTTTTCGATGTCGTGCTTGCGTTTCTCTTCAATTGTTTTTATTTGTTCTAATACATCTGGTTTCATTTCTGGTTTGCCAGGCAAATATGCTTCTAATAATTTATCCAATTTATTCAAGTAAAAATCTCTCAACTCCTTATTCGGTATAAGACTTTCAACCGTTAAATTAGTTCGTCTGGTCACTTGCGGGTTTATATTTTCGAGTAATTTTCTTTTATCAAATGTATTTTGTTCATGAGAAAAACATAAAATAACCTTTTCAGGGTCTAACTGAACAAATGGGATTGTATATTTTTTTAAAAATGCACACTCTTCTGCCAAACATGCGGTTTCATCATATTTTGTTTGACGGAGCAATTCACGGCGAAACGCAAATGTTCCTGCAGTAGCATGATTGGGACCATATGGACCAAATTGCCACATTTCTTTATTATGTTTGAAAAATATATACATTAATGTTGATCCTGCAGCCAATGCTTGAGGGTTATCTTGTAGCCTCTTTACCGCATGCGAAACACGTTCAGGTGGATAATAATCATCATCGTCCATATAAACAATAATGTCGCCCTTAGATTTTTCGTGCATTAAATTGCGTTTTTTTCCAAGAGGCATTTTAGTATCATATTTAAAATATTTCACATTTGGAACATTTTTAAATAAATCTTCAACTTTATCTGTTCCATCATCAATAATAATCCATTCCATTCTATCCATTGGATAATCCTGATGCAAAAAACATTTTATAGTTGCAGGTATAAATGGTCGCCTATTAAATGTTGGAGTGCACACGCTTACAAACGGATAATTCATGTTTGTAATGACTTTATCGGAAAAGGTAACCGATTTATTCGATTTACTTGGAGAGTCAGGAGTGCTTCCATTATGAGTATTTTGATTTCCAGGTGTCCTGGAATCATGTTTATTTGATCCTTGTTTTAAAACTTTTTTTTTATTTTTACCGTGGGGCATATTAATAAATATAATAATTTAATACTTTTATATTATATTTATTATAATGTTATTTTACAAATTTATTTTCATTATTTGAATTAGTTAGTAGATACAGTATTTGTTGCATTTGCTTTTATTCCACCAAAAAAGGTCATAGACAATAGCACAACTGTTGTGATAATCGCTGTTATGTCATCTAAATGCTTAAACGCAGATACACTAGTTAAAATTGAAAAAATTCCAATAATAATGTGTCTCTTACAAAATATTAATCGTTTAATATTATCAATGTCTGCAATAGACGGCAAAACAAGCATGGTTAACATATATTTAACAAAAATGATAACACCTATTATAGTTGTCCAACTTAAACCAATGCCAAATAATAATGCAAATAATATTGTCCACAATAGCCCAAAACTACTGCTTGTAATCTCTCCCCATATGGTTGCAAATGTACCAATTAAAAAAGGAATACCAAATATAAGACTAATCACAAAAATAGGATATGCCAACAAAAACAATGCACTTTCCATAAATCCAGACCCACTATCGCACCATTTTCTTATGAATTTAAATATTTGTTTAAGTATCTGTCGACTGCTTATAAATCCTGTTCTTGCAGAATATCCAAAGAAATTTCCAACCAATTCTCGTATTCCAAAATTATTGGTTATTTCACTATAAGGGAAACTTACTTTATTTCCAGACATTTTTTGCAATAATTTCTGTGACGCGTCACTAGAACTAATGTTATCATATACTGTCTTACATGGGTTTGATAGATCTCCACCTCCCTTTTGTACATTTTTCCCTTTTCCGCCTTTCATTGATTGATAATTTTCTCCATATGGATAATTATTGGGGTCTGTAGGAAACCATGCATCTAAATTGCTATAAACTAAATATATAGCATTTGCTCCTACAAATGTCCATAATAATGTTAATACGATATTTGTTAAAATTGATAAACCAAACGATTTCCAATTCGAATGATTATTTGATTTTTTTTCTTGGTTACTTTTGTCTTTATTTAATTTCTCTTCTATTGGTGATAATTTATTTTCTTCAGCCATATATACTATTTCAATATTTAATTATACACTTATAATATTTATTTATTGAAATAGTATATATCTACTTATGCATAAGATTAGTGGAAAAAAAATCAAAATGATGTTTAATATATTATTTCCATCCTTACTGATTGTTTCTTTATATGTTGCATTTAGATTTGTTATTGTAAATAGTATTAAATTATTTAAATCAATGAATGCCATTGAAGGAATGACTAATAATATTGATACTGAAACGCAAGCAAATTTAGATTTAAAGAAATCACCTTTTTTATGTGCCGACAATGATTGCGCAAAAGGATGTACAAAACCAAATGAAATAAGTGACAGATGCCCCAAAACCGTATATAAAGATGTTGATGGAATATGTCATCGCAAATGCCCATATGAATGCCCGAATGCTTTAGATAAATGTAAGTTTAATGAATGTTGTGCAGGATGTGGATACACCAAAATACAAGTCAAATGCCCTGGACCTATTAAATTAGGAGAAATCGAATACTCTTATCCATCTCCATACGCAGATAAAAGCACTGCATTAAACAATTCTAAAAAACAGTTTGACATGAATTTAACACCAATGGAAGATGGATATAGAAATAATTTGGAGATTTCACCATATACTAGTCAATATCCATGTGGATTAAATGTAACAGGAACATTCACTGAATGCGGACCGCCAGCTTATAATAGTTGCAATTTGTAAGTTGTAATTCTATTAGAAATTTACTAATGATATTTATTTAGCGAGAGAATTCAAGACCTGCATTTCCAGATATAAATGTTAAAATATTGTATCTCTCTTCCATAACTGTCAAATCAAAATTATAGTCATAAATAGTCCAATTTGGTTTATTAACTCCTATTTCAACCTTTGTGATTGGATCGCATATTTTATAAAATTGTGCATTCGGGTCTAATACAGGTGCTATTGTAGTAAATTCAAGTTCAATTGTTTTAAATTTGCTCATGTTAATTGCGCCGCTTGGCTGATGGTCATAAGGATTCGTGTTTAGTCCAAAATTATAAAAGTATAAATTGTCTTCACTATTTCCTGATGTTCTGGTATATTTTTCAATGTAGTTATATATTCCAGAATCAAATGTATTCTCTCTATATTTGCCGTCCATTAATATTCCAAGATTTTTCAATATATTTTTTTCATTTTGTGGACTGTAATTCGGGGTAATCATAATACCGGTTCTTGAATTTGGAGCAGGGTTCTCTCCAGGTCCTATATTTTGGACTTGAGGATCTAAACATGGGTTCGTAATGGTTGCGACTGTCTCATTATTCGGATCAAGCAATTGATAAGGCATATAATCATATGGCCAATTTGTGTAATTACTCCATTCATTTCTCAAATACACATCATTGCGCTGGAAAAACCATGTCCAGTTTGCTACCATGCCTAAACTATCTAGACTGACTGTATTGCTTCCAGTGACATTATTAAATTTATATTCCTGAACATCCCTCAATAAATATTTTTGTTCGTGTGCCGCAAAGACCTTTACTTCATCTTCTGACAAAAAAGCATAGGTCGACATGAGATGAACATCTGCATTCCAATTTGTTCGTTTGTCTGCATAGGAATCAACTGTAAGCATAACATCTGGTGGAGGCTGCAAAAAACGATAAAATGAATGAAGAGGATTATTAAAATTCGGTTGAACATAAGGATATAGAGAATCACTATTTCCAACATCTCTGATAGTAAATAATTCTTGCACGGGTCTCAATGTAACATCTATATACATTTCATTATATTGCAACGCAACTAGAGGAAACGCCATTTTACTGTTTAAAGTAAACCAAGCATTAATCGGTATGTATAGCTTACGCCCTCTAATGGATGGATCAGGACCT